CGTTTGGTATGGATGCAAAAGGATATTGCTGCTGGTTGGTATTGCACAGAAGATGGAAAGACTACATCGGTTGCACACTGGTTAGAAGAAGATGACTTTGCTAAGAATGGCGGAGTTATGAACCACGAGACTATTGAGTCTATCTCTCGTCGTAGAAAACCTTTCACAGTTGACTACACAGGATTTGGTTGGTTACTCATTAAACATGGAGTCTTTGAAAATAAAGAGATGAAGTATCCTTGGTTTGCTCCAAAGATGCAAGTCTTCGAGTCTGGTGATGTACAGGATATGTGTGGTGAAGACGTTTCTTTCTGTCTAGATGCGAAAGAAGCAGGATATGAGATATGGTGTGATCCAAAGATTCGTGTTGGACATGAGAAAACTAGGGTGATATAGTATGGCAGACCAATTATACAAAGTTATGGAGTTGGGTACTAATGGTTGGGGTGTTCCCGATGAAAAGAGGGATGTACATCTTACCAAATCCCAGGCAGAGGAGAGATTAAACTTTCATATTAATGAAGGTGTCTCTCCAAGTAGGTTAAAAGCAACTCCAGAATAAAATTTCGGCGTAAAACAAACCGAAAAAACGGCGTCGTTTTCCTCTAAATTATAAATAGAGGGAGATAAAGCAAAATGGAGTAGTAATGGCAGATTCAGATCCAACTAAGTCACCACATAATGTAGTAAGTGCTGGTTTTGCTAGTGGAAGTGTTAAAGGACAGTATGATGTGAGCCAACAAGCACGCAAAAAAGCTGCTGCCAACAACAATAATGCACAATCTCCACTAGCTGCAGGTTAAATAAAAACCAAATATTATTCAAACGCCTTTGGGTTCCTTGCCTAAAGGTGTTTTTTTGTCGCTAAATAGATTATGATATACCTTTTTACTAAGGAAATGCATAACGATCATATCAAAATTGACTATATTAGCTCTAATAGAAAGGATTTACTCGACAAACCCGAAGAATCTGATGATTTATTGCGTGAAGTTGTAGGAGATTTCCTTCATGACTCAAAAAGAAAGCAAAAGTTGACAGAAAATGCAGAAAGTTAACAAAACGCTAACGGTAAGTCAGGCTTTTAAAGATATTAGTCTGTCATTCACCCGCCATCCTGTGACGGATGACATTGGCGTGTTTACAAATGAGTCTGCAATTAAAAGATCTGTGACTAATTTAGTGCGAACTAGGATTGGAGAACGATTTTATAACCCATTATTGGGTAGTTCAATTGAAGATTCTCTATTTGAACAGGCAGATCCTGATAATGCTTTAGTTCTTGAGGATGATATACAACTTTTACTTGATAACTTTGAACCTAGAATAAAAAATACGGATATATCTGTCGTATATCCAATAGATACTAATGAATTGACCGTTGTAATTAAGTATGACGTTGTGGGATTACCATTCCCAAGGCAAAATATAGAATTTATTCTTCAATCAACTAGAATATAATGTCATTTAACCAGTTTACAAACCTAGATTTCGCTGATCTAAGGGCCCAAATTAAAGATTATCTGCGTGTTAATAGTGATTTCGCTGATTTCGACTTTGAGGGGTCTAACTTTTCAACGTTAATTGACCTTCTAGCATATAACTCATACATTACTGCTTACAATACTAACATGGCAGTTAATGAATGTTTCCTTGATAGTGCTACTTTGCGTGAAAATGTGGTATCACTAGCAAGAAATATTGGTTATGTACCTAGATCATCTCGATCTGCACAAGCTGTGGTTAATTTCAGCGTAGATTTGGGAACAAATGACACAAAAATTGTAACTTTAAAGGCGGGACAGGTAGCATTAGGTACTCAACAAGGTAGTGCATACATATTTTCCATTCCAGATGACTTCGTTGCTACAACTGGTGAGAATAATATTGCTAATTTCTCCAATTTGACGATTTATGAGGGTGTTTACCTTACAAAATCCTTCCAAATTGACTATTCTCAACCAAATCAACGTTTTATTTTACCAAATGCGAATATTGACACCACTTCCATTCGTGTTACGGTAAAATCCACCACAAATGAGATTTATGAGTTATATAACAACATTTTAAGAGTAGATTCTACTTCCAAACTGTTCTTAATCCAAGAAATTGAAGATGAGCAGTATGAAATCCTCTTTGGAGACGGAATTATTGGTAAAAAACCGCCTGCTGGAGCAATTATTGAAGTTACCTACATTGTAACTAACGGAGCATTAGGAAATAACGCTAGAAACTTCTCATTTGTGGGAATTTTGAAGGATGATACTAATAGTACAATCACTGGTGGTATTTCACTCCTAACAACAACTCAAAAATCAGAACAAGGCGATAATATTGAAGATGTAAGTACTATTAAATATCTTGCACCTCGTATATACTCGTCACAGTACCGTGCCGTGACCGCCAATGATTATACAGGGATAATTCCATTCGTATACCCTAACGTTGAGTCTGTGACCGCTTACGGTGGGGAAGAACTCGATCCTCCTGAGTATGGGAAGGTCTTTATCTCAGTAAAACCTAAAAATGGTTCATTCTTATCGCAAATTACTAAGGATGACATTTCTAGGCAGTTAAAACAGTATTCTATTGCTGGAATTAAACCAGAAATCATTGATCTTAAGTATCTTTATGTTGAAGTTGATACTGCTGTGTATTATAACACTAACGCAACTTCAGATGCTACTGAATTGCTTAGTGCAGTAACAAAGACTTTAACAACTTACGCCTCATCATCAGATATTAATGATTTTGGTGGTAGATTCAAGTATAGTAAAGTTGTTGGATTGATAGATGACTCTGCAAGGGGTGTTACATCTAACATCACAAGGGTTAAGATGAGAAGGGATATAACGCCTGAACTCAATACTTTCGCAACTTATGAACTTTGTTATGGTAATGGTTTCTATCAACAGTGTGGGGGATATGGAGTACGTTCATCTGGATTTACCGTAAATGGTATTGATGGAACTCTTTATCTTGGCGATGTTCCTACAGAGGGAACAACCGTAGGAAAGATTGTATTCTTCAAATTAGTTAATAACCTTCCATTGGTTGTTAAAAATGATGCTGGTACAATTGATTACACTCACGGAGAGCTTATTTTAGATGTGGTAAATATAACAGGTACTTCATTATCAAGCGGGGTTATTGAAATCGAAACTATTCCCGAATCTAATGATGTTATCGCTTTAAAAGATTTGTATTTACAATTAGACGTTTCAAACAGTACTGTTAAGGCGTTACCAGACGTTGTTTCTTCTGGTGAAAATACATCTGCTACATCATACGTCAAAACCTCTAGCTATGCTAGCGAAACAATCTATACACGATAAATGACGGATATCAAAAGAGTAAAAGTCTCTCATGTAATAGAGTCGCAGATTCCTGAGTTTTTAAACCAAGAATCACCTCTATTCAAGAGTTTCTTAAACCAATATTACGAATCCCAAGAACATCAATCTGGTGTAGTCGATTTGGCAAACAATTTGCCAGAGTATAGAAAAATTGGTGCCTTTAATGCAGAAACGTTAGTACCGTCAACAACACTAACTTTAGGATGTTTTGCTGGTGATTCTACTATTGAAGTAACATCAACTACTGGTTGGCCTGATAGTTATGGTCTACTAAAGATTGATAATGAAGTAATTACATATACATCGAAAACTGCTACAACATTTGATGGTTGTGCAAGAGGATTTAGTGGAATAGATCAAATATCTAAAGAGGATGCTGCAGAATTCTTAAATTTTGCACAAACAAATGCAGCTTCTCATGTTACTGGATCAGTAGTTACTAATTTAAGTAACCTTTTCTTACAGAGTTTCTTTACCAAGTTCAAGACAGAATTTCTTCCTGGCTTTGAGAATAGATCGTTTATAAGTGGAACATCGGTTACAAATGTCCTAACAAGGGCAAAAGACTTCTACATGTCTAAGGGAACTGATGCATCGTATCAGATTCTATTCAAACTTCTTTATGGTGAAGAAATTGAACTTATCAAACCAATTGATAAAACATTAGTTGCTTCTGATAACGTATATTTCAAGACTAAACATGTCCTTGTAGAAAACTTGTTTGGTGGGCAACCATTAGAAACTGTCGGTAACTTCTTATATCAAAATATTACTGGTATTGGAACGGTCAGTGCTTCAATTTACAATGTTGAGTATAGACCAATAAATCAAACTGATTTCTACGAGATATCTCTAGACTCTACATCATTTGATGGTAACTTCCAAGTGCCTGGTAAAACAAAGGCATTGGAACTGACTGATGCTCAATCTGATACTCTTGTTGTAGACTCTACAGTTGGATTTGGACAGAGTGGTACTCTATTGGTAAAACCAAGAGAAGGTGCTAACTTCCTGAACTTAAGATATACCGATAAAACTATAAACCAATTCTTAGGAGTAAGTGGTATTACTACTTCTTTGGTTTTTGGTGCAGATATACTTGAAAATAAACTTGCATATGCCTATGCTGGGTATGGTCAGACATCTAGACTTGATTTTAGACTGGTAAATGTTATTGATCAGGTAGATTCGTCTAAATCTACAAATATGCAACTTGGCGATAGTCTTAAGTTGCTTTCATTCGGTAAGGATATGGGAGAAAGTCCCAAATTCAATAACTGGATCTATAATGTACCTTCTAGTCACAGTATTGCGACTATTAATCAAGTAAACGTTAATACTTATAGAATTAACCTATATGACTCTTGTGTTTTCTATATTGATGAAATTCTTAAGTTAAAAAATGACGTTGGAGATGATGTAGATATTATCATTAAACAAATTGAGTATTCATCAACCAATGTAGCACAAATATATTCAAATACTATCGTTGTTCAGACAACTGGTACAGTTCCTGTTAATCCAAGTGTCATTACAAAGACAGTTACTAAGGCATCTCATAATTCTAATTACTTTGCTGGAGTAGATAACTTCCCTGTTGGTATTCAAAACAGTTATCTCGATAAGGAAGAGAAATATTTTTATGTAGCCTCATCTGGTCTACCAAACTACCCAGTTTTTGCAACTGACAATAAAGTATGGGTTAAAAGTAGTTCTGTAGAGGTCACAGACGGGTTTGGCACGCCTTTATTGGGTGGTGGCTATACATATACTATAAAATCATCCGACCCCCTTGCCAATACCCCTTTAAACCACAATTATGTAACTGGAGATAAAATCTATTGGGATAACACTACTAATAGTGGAATTGCTACTGGTATCTACTTTGTAACTAGCGTCAACCAAAGTGAATTTTATCTTTCATTCAGTGGTTCTGATGTATTTGCTAAAAAGTACATTGCTTTAAAAACAAATACAACTGGTCAATACATCTATAAGTCTGGGTGGGAAAACAAAACACTAAAGAATCAAAAGATTCTTAGAAAGTATCCATTCATAAAGGAAAAAACATTATTTGATGATCCAAATAAGAGAGAAGTTAATAATAGAGCTATAGGATTGATGGCAAATGGTGTTGAACTGTTTCCGCCCACCGTTTTTGATGAACAGATCTTCCACGGTGATATTACTAGTGTTAAAGTAACAAATCCAGGCCAAGGTTATGATGTTATAACAGGCCCACCTTTGGTCATTAATGATCAACAAGGATCTGGTGCTGTTGGACATGCTAATATTTCTGGATCATTCAGAGAAGTAAAATTAGTTACTCCTGGCATTGGATATCAAGAAAAACCAAAGATTACTGTAGAAGGTGGTAATGGAACTGGTGCTGTTTTGGAATCTAACCTTGTAAGAGGTAGAATTGTAGCTAATTTCAAGGCAGATGGTACATCAGTTAATACTACAGATGAATCCGTCACATTTGAGACTAGACATAACTTTGAAGTTGGTGAAGGTGTTGTTTATGACGCTAGAGGTAATACACCTATAGTCAATGTTGTTAGTGGATCTACTTATTTCGTTGGAGTAGAGAATGAGAAGAGAATTAAGTTATACAATACTCCAGAAGATGCTAAAATTGGAATTAATACGGTTAATTTGGGAAATATCAGTTTTGGTTTCCATAAATTCACCTCAGTTAA